ACAGTCGGCGCTGGCGAAACATGGACGGTGGTTTAACATGAGTACACTAAAGGTAAACACACTGGAAGAAGCTACCGCTGGTGGTGCTACGTTTTACACGGCTAAGGCTTGGGTAAACTTCAACGGTTCTGGTACTGTGTCTATTCGGGGTGACGGTAATGTTTCCAGCATCACAGATAATGGAACTGGTCAATATACAACAAACTATTCGTCCACTTTAAGTAGTGCAAACTATAGTGCAACAGGTACGTCTGGATTTGCTTCTACAGGCGCAAATGACGTTGGTGCTGTTGGTGTCTATAACGCATCTTCTGGTATGACTACATCTAGTATTAGAGTATTCACCGTCGATACAAACGCAGGCTCGCCCTATATATATGACTATGCGTATGTGGGGATACAGGTAACTCTATGAGCAATTACAGAGTAATATTTGAAGACCCAGAGCAGCCAGAGCAACCCGCAATGGTGCTTGTCCCTAGTGACAACTGGCTTGAAGAAGCTAAGGCTGGGCTACTGCCACCCATATCCGTCTACTGGGCTTTGCAAGATGATGAGCAACAAGCCATAGCTGAGGGTCGCCACGACACCTTCAAGCATGACCCAGAGAAACATGCAGCACAGTGGACAGCACCCCGTATTGGCCCTCTCACAGAAGAAGAAGCTATTGAGTATCTCATCATGAAAGACATCCCTCGTCACATCTGGTCGGTGGAGTACAACAGACCAATGTTTAAGATTGTTAAGACAGCAGATGTGCCGTCTGACAGACAGTTCCGTAATGCGTGGAGGTTAGCAGCATGAGCACAATCAAGGTAGATAACCTACAGACTACAGGTGGTGCTGGTCTTTACCCTGCACGGGCTTGGGTAAACTTTAACGGTACGGGTACTGTAGCTATTCGAGAGGATGGCAATGTGAGTAGTATTACTGACAATGGAACAGGTATTTATACGGTAAATTTTACTAGCGCATTATCTGATGCAAATTACGCTTCTGTTAACACCGCTGGCTTTTCAAATTCAGGGGCTAATTTCACTATGCCTATAACGCCATCGAATGGTAGCCCAACTGCTTCAGCTCTACCTATTAGAAATTATGGATCTAATGGCGTAACTTATGACGCAAGTCATTTTAGTGTTGCCATCTTCCGCTAGGAGCCAGTACAGAGTAATCTTTGAAGACCCGCACACTTTCCACGGAGTAACACAATGACACAAACTTTTATCAAGATAGGCGCAACATCTTATGACGCCGCAGACTATGAAGTACCAGCAGAACGTACATTCCGTGGTGCTTGGGAAGCTAATGCTGATACTGGGGTAATCTCTGTAGACATGGCAGCAGCCAAGAACATCTGGCGTGACAAGATACGTCAGGCTCGTATTGAGCCACTGGCTGCACTCGACACAGCCTACATGAAGGCACAAGAGACAGGCGCTGACACAACACAGATTGTTGCTGACAAGCAAGCCTTGCGTGATGCACCCTCACTGGCAAGCATTGACGCAGCTACTACTCCTGCTGAACTCAAAGCAATCCAGCCCATCCCTAACGTAACGGTGGAATGATATGGCTAGTGTAATCCGTGGTAATGACAACTTTGATAGTGCTATTGGCGGTAGTACAGACCTTGGTGCTGTTGGGACTTATGCTGTTCTTGTGCGTTATGGCGGTTTTAATGCTGGGTCTCTTTATAGTAGCGGTCTAACATACTCAGGTTGGCACGAATATGGCGACCAAGTTTACTCTCAGTACCCCAGCGGTACTCCTAGTGGCACATGGAGAGCTATGGGAGAAGAGTTTAGGACAGACCGAAATTGTTTAACTGTTGCTGTAAGGGTTTCATAATGAGCATTGCAATTACACAAGTCCGTAATGCGGCATCAAAGAACGCAGAAAACACAATCATTGACGTAGAGATTAACCACCCACAGTACGGCTGGATACCCTACCTGCTGACTGATTATGACACAGATACAACCATTGACAATAATGCAGTCATGGCTTTGATCGGTGATGACTTCACTGCATACGTTCCGCCAACACAGGCAGAGCTAGATGCAGCCGCAGCAGCGCAGGTTCGTGCTGATCGGGATGGTCGCCTTACAGAAGTAGATGCTATTGCTGGTAATGGACTTCGCTGGGCTGCACTTGGTGCTGCTACCCAAGCTGAGTGGGCTACATACCGTCAGGCGTTACTAGATGTACCACAGCAATCTGGCTTTCCACACGACATCACATGGCCCACTAAACCCTAATGGCAAGTATTACTGAAATCAGAGAGGCGGCAGAAGCAAGTTTGATTACGTTCATCAGGCTTGTTGCTCCTCAACGTGTACTTGGTAACTGTCATGAGGACGTATGTAAATGGTGGACAAGGCAGGATGCTAAAACCCATCAGCTTCTTCTGTTTCCTCGTGACCACGGTAAGTCAGCTATGGTTGCTTACCGGGTTGCTTGGGAACTAACTAAAAACCCTACCCTGCGGGTTCTGTATATTTCAGCTACATCTAACTTAGCCCAGAAACAGCTATCGTTTATCAAGAACATCTTTGAGTCAGACATACATCAGAAGTATTGGCCTGAACATCTAAACAAAGATGAGAGTAAACGAGAGAAGTGGACAACATCTGAGATTGCACTGGATCACCCAGATCGTAAGAAAGAAGCTATCCGTGACCCATCTATATTTACTGGCGGTCTTACTACTTCTCTTACAGGGATGCACTGCGATATTGCTGTCCTCGATGACGTAGTAGTTTTTGAAAATGCTTACACTGGAGAAGGCCGTAACAAAGTTAAGTCTCAATACTCTTTGCTTTCATCCATTGAAGGTAGTGAAGCTAGAGAGTGGGTAGTAGGTACAAGGTATCATCCTAAAGATTTGTACTCTGATTTGATGAGTATGGAAGAAGACATCTACTCAGATAAGAATGAGATAGTAGGTAAAGAGTCTATCTACGAAGTTATGGAACGAGCAGTAGAAGACAACGGAGATGGTACAGGTGACTTCCTATGGCCTCGTCAGTTACGGAAAGACGGTAAGTTCTTTGGCTTCGATATTAAAATCTTAGCTAAGAAACGTGGACAGTACCTTGACCGTGTTCAGTTTAGAGCACAGTACTACAACGATCCTACGGACCCTGACAGTCAACCTATTGCTTACGAAAAGTTTCAGTACTATGATCGTAAACATATGACTCGTGAAGGTGGGCAGTGGCACTATAAGGGACGTAAGTTAAATGTTAGTGCAGCTGTGGACTTTGCTTACAGTGTAAGTAAACGTGCCGACTACACAGCCATTGTCGTCATTGGAGTGGACTCTGAGAATAACGTATATGTTTTAGACATTGACCGTTTTAAGACTGATAAGATTTCTGAGTACTTCCGTCACATCCTTGATCTCCTTAATCGTTGGGACTTCAGGAAACTACGGGCTGAATGTACAGCTGCTCAGTCAGCTATCGTATCTGAATTAAAAGATAACTACATCAAACCTAATGGCCTTGCTCTTAAGATTGACGAGCATAGACCAAACAGGCATCAAGGTTCTAAGGAAGAACGTATAGCTGCTATCCTTGAACCAAGATATGATAACTTACAAGTGTATCACTACCGTGGTGGTAACTGTCAGGTACTAGAAGAAGAGTTAGTATCCTACAATCCAGCACACGATGACTGTAAGGACTGTCTAGCAGCTGCTGTTGAAGTCGCAATTAAGCCAAGCAGTACAGTAAGACGTACACGCAGTCAAGATAATAATGTAGTATTCCACCCAAAATTTGGTGGTGTTGCATTTTAGCACTTGACATAAAATTTACAGTGTGTTATTATTAACACATAAGCTAGACTAGGAGTCGAAATGGCTGGCACTACTATTGACATTGAAAGCATTATTGATCCACATGCCCTAGCTGTGGATATTGCTAATCGTTGGTCCACTTGGAACAGTGCTCGTTCTTCTAAGATTGAGGAGTGGAAAGAGCTACGCAACTATGTTTACGCTACAGATACTCGTACAACAAGTAACAGTAAACTACCTTGGTCTAACTCTACTACTACTCCTAAGCTGACTCAGATTTCTGACAACCTTCATGCTAACTACTTCGCTGCCTTGTTTCCTCAGAAGCGTTGGTTTCGGTTTGAAGCATCAGACAGTGACTCAGACCTAAAGATTAAACGTGACATTATTCAGGCATACATGCAGAATAAACTACGTCAGTCAGACTTTGTAAACACTACAAGTAAATTAATCAATGACTACATTCAGTATGGTAACTGCTTTGCTACTGTCGATTATCAACGTAAGGTAACTGAGTTTGAAGATGGTGATCGTGTAGTTAACTACGTTGGTCCTAAACTTGTTCGTATTTCTCCTTTTGATATTTGCTTTAACCCAATAGCTGCTGAGTTTGTAGATACCCCTAAGATCATTCGTTCTGTCTTGACCTTGGGTGAAGTACAACGTATGGTCGATACGTCAGTTGATAAAGAGTATATGTCTGACATTTTTAATAAGATGCTAGGTAACCGTGGTGCAGCTAAAGGTAATGACATTGATGTAAATAAGTCAGAAGGTTTTGTTGCTGATGGCTTCTCTAATCTTACAGATTACTTTGAGTCGGACTATGTAGAAATCCTTACTTTCTACGGTGACATTTACGATACAAACTCTGGTAAGTTTATGAACAATCGTGTTATAACAATTGTTGATCGTGCCTATGTTTTGTCTAATGAAGAAAACCCTAGCTACTTAGGTCGTGATCCCATCTTCCATGTAGGCTGGCGTGACCGTCCTGATAACCTGTACAGCATGGGTCCACTAGATAATCTTGTAGGTATGCAGTATCGCATTGACCACCTAGAGAACCTTAAAGCAGATGTATTCGATCAGATTGCTTACCCTGTCTTAAAGATACGGGGTGATGTAGAGGACTTTGATTTTGAACCTAATGCTCGCATCTATCTGGGTGATGAAGGTGATGTAGGTTACCTTGTTCCTGACAGTACAGCCCTTAATGCTGACTTCCAGATTCGAGAAATCGAAGCTAAGATGGAGATGATGGCTGGTGCTCCTCGTGAGGCTATGGGTATCCGTAGTGCTGGAGAGAAGACAGCCTTTGAAGTTAATCAGTTGATGACAGCTGCTGGTCGTATCTTCCAACACAAGACAGCACACTTTGAACGTGTGTTCCTTGAGCCTATTTTGAATGCTATGCTTGAAGTGTCACGCCGTAACATGGACTACGAGGATACAGCTAAGGTCTTAAACGAAGATACTGGTTTGTACTTCTTCACACAGATTACTCGTGAGGACATCAAGGCTAACGGTAAGATCGTACCAATGGGTGCTCGTCACTTTGCTGAACGTGCTCAACGTGTACAGAACCTTACTACTATGTATCAAATTAAAGCCTCCGATCCTAGCATTGGCTCACACCTTTCAGGTAAAGAGTTTGCTCGTTTACTTGCAGATGAGTTAGGTGAGCCAGCATTGTTTGGTGAGAACATTGCAGTGTCTGAACAACTTGAGACACAGAAGGTTGTCACAGAGGCTCAGGTTGAGTTTGAAGCAGAGCAAGAGGAAAAGGCTGAACGAGGTATGCAGGAACTAGAACCCGCACCTGAGCAAGCCCCTGAGGAGCCTATTGAATGAAGGCAGCTTGGTTCAAAGACTGTAAGACAAAGAAAGAAAAAGAAGCGGTAGCACAAACATTGCGGTCCCAGAGAGAGGGACTAGACCGCCTCAAAGAAATCCTAGAGCCTATGCTAAAGGATACTACCCCTGCCGCAGACTATGACTCACCATCGTGGGCATACAAGCAAGCAGATCGCAACGGGTTCAATCGAGCAGTGACCACTGTGTTGGACCTTATTAACTTAGACAAGGAATAATAATGAGTGTATTTTCTGAGGAACAGGTGACCCCTGTTGAGCAGAGTGAACAAGTATCAGCCTTTGAGGAACCAACCAGTCCCTCAGTCTTGGGTGATCTTGTGGGAGAAGGACGTAAGTTCAACGATGTTGAGGCTTTAGCAAAAGGAAAGCTGGAAGCAGATCGTTTTATCGAACAGATGAAACAAGAGAATGCTTCTTTGAAAGCAGACCTAGAAAAGCAAGCATACAAACTTGGAGTTACAACTAAGATGGAAGAAATGGCCTCGGCACCCACAACCGAACTTCTTGATCCCAATAATAACAATAGTGGCACTACGAATACAGCTAATACCCAGCCAAGTTCGAGTGAAGCAAACATTGAGAGCCTAGTTGAACAGACCCTGAAGAAGCGGGAGCAAGAAAGCCTAGCTAAAGGTAACATTGCTCTGGTTGAATCGGAACTTGAAAAGGCTTATGGGACAGAGGCGGCATCTGCGGTACAGCAGAAAGCTAATGAACTAGGGCTACCAATGGCAGAGTTACAAAGTATGGCTGCTAAGTCACCTTCTGCATTTATGCAGTTGATGGGCAAGCCAGCACCTCGTGCAAACCCACTGGTTCAAGGGAGCATTCGTACTGAAGGTTCTACAATGCAAGCATCCTCTGAGAAGGACTTTGGTTATTACCAAAAACTTCGCAGGGAAAACTCGACAGAGTACTATAAACCGTCTACTCAGCGACAAATGATGGCAGATGCCGAACGTCTGGGTGACAGATTCTATTGATAAAGGAAGAGAACAATGGCTGGTAATACAGTAGCTACTCTCGCATTAGCCAAACGTGCAGAAGTTTGGGGTGCAGAGCTTAAGGAAATCTTGCGGGATGAACTGCAAGGCATGAAATACGTTAACTGGTTGAATGATTTCCCAGATGGTGATACATTCAAAATCCCATCTTTGGGTGATGCAACCATTAACAACTACACCGAAGATGCAGCAGTCACATACGATCCGATTGATGATGCGCAGTTTACATTCACCATCACTGAGTACCTTCAGGCTGGTAACTACATCACTAACAAAGCGATGCAGGATGTTTACTACTCAAACCAAATCATGTCGCAGTTCGTGCCTCTGCAAGAACGTGCTTTGATGGAACGTCTTGAGACAGACATCATGGCTTTGGGTGGTCAGCAAACACTAGACAATGGTAACGCAATCAATGGCGTTGACCACCGTATGCTGGGTTCTGGCGCAGGTAACAAGATTGCCGTTGAAGACTTTGCTAAGGCACTTCGTGCTTTGAAAACTGGTAAAGTACCACAGCGCAACCTCGTTGCTATCGTTGATCCGTCTGTTGAATTTGAGATGAACACATTGTCTCAGTTGACAAACGTATCTAACAACCCACGTTGGGAAGGTATTGTTCGTGATGGTATCGCAACTGGCATGTCCTTCGTTGCTAACATCTACGGCTTTGATGTATATACATCGAACTACCTCAAAACAGAAGCTGCTGAAACTATCGGTGGTACAACTGTTAACAACGCAATCACCAACATGTTCTTCTCTGCGGATCAGACAGTGTTGCCTTTCGTAGGTGCATGGCGTCAGATGCCAAACGTGGACACAGAGTACAACAAAGATTACCAGCGTACAGAGTTTGTAACTACTGCACGTTATGGTATGAAACTGTACCGTCCAGAGAACTTGGTTACAGTTATGACTGCGCCGTTGGCGTAACATAATTACAAGGGGAGGGGAGAAATCTCCTCCTCTTACCTTTTATACTTGACAACTATTTTACTTGTGTGTATAATAGTCTTAACAAGTCCCCCCGGTAAGGATAACATATCATGGCTAACGTAGAACATTCATCATTAACAGGTAGTGCATTACACGAACCTAAGGGTGTAGCCACAGCCAACAGTGGTGAAGCATACGTTGCTAATGGTTCTGGTAGTGGGACATGGCAACCTATTCACCGTCACCTTGGAGCAGCTACAGCATTCTCTGCTACTTCTCCTTATGCTTATTCACGCAACACAGATATTGCTGAAAAGTTTCTATCTTTTCCAGTAGACTCCTCACATGTGACGGGGTTTACTGTAGTAACTTCACCTAACTTACGTTTTCGTTACGATGATCCTACAGGCGTAACATCTTTAATTAACCTCACAATGTCATCTACTCAATCTTCTGGACCTTCCCATGATGTTGAGTGGGCTTTGTTTAAGAACGGTACGGAGATTGGTGGATCAAGGGCTATCCGTACTATCGGGACAGGTGCTTGGGGTTCTATCAGTGTTACTGCTGTTACTTCGTTAGCTCAAAATGACTACATTGAGATTAAAACTAAAGCAGATGCTGACAATGTTGACGTAGAATATGCCAACATCTACGTCTCTATTATTGGAATGAGTGCATAACATGAAAATGACTCTCCTCGAAATGGTCCAGAACATCTTGTCCGATATGGATTCGGAGGAGATCAACAGCATCTCAGATTCAAATGAAGCTGAACAGATTGCTAAAGTAATTGAGAATACTTACTTCAATCTTATCTCTACTCGCATCATTCCTGAACATGCTCAAACAATTAAGTTAGTCTCGTACTCTAGCTCTGCCAGACCAACTCACTTCTCCTTCCCTACTCGTGTAAAGAACATTGAGTTTTTGGACTACAACGTATCTGAGAAGGTAGGTGGGGTAGAGTACAAACGCCTTACATACTTAGAGCCAGATGCTTTCTTTGGTTTGTCGGACAAGCGGGACAGCCTTGCTTCTAATGTTGTGCAGGTCAATGACGTACAGGCAGACAGTATCCTACTTATCCGTAACGATGTCATGCCTGAGTACTACACCTCGTTTGATGATGAAAACATCGTACTGGACTCCTACAAATCTACCATTGACAGCATACTAACCTCGGCTAAGACACGAGCATACGGTACAAAGTACCCTGTCTTTGATTCCTTTTCAGATACATTCACTCCTGACATTGATGATGTAATGTTCCCGTACCTCCTAGCTGAAGCTAAATCTACAGCCATGTCCTTGTTTAAATCAGGTGCTGATCCTAAGATTGAGCAGTCAGCTAGACGCCAGAAAGTTTACGTCCAGAATGATTTACATAGATTGAATGTAGGAAGGCCAAAGAACAACTATGGTAGACATTAGTTTAATCAAAAGTGAAGACGGTCAACAAGTAAAAGTAGTAAGTGACAAAACTGAAAAACCTCTAGTAGTTTACAAACCTCAAGATGGTTTTAAGTTTTATGCAGTGAAGTACGAGAACGGAGCACAGGTTCCAGCAGAACTAAGTGGACGATGGACAGGTATTAGCTCTGCACTTAATGCAGTAACTGCTCACCTCGAACATAAAAAGCCCACTCCTCGTAAGGCCGTTAACGACAGGTACAAGGCCCGTAAGGCCAAGAAGGAAGAACTGAATGCCACAGAGCCTGATCCAGAGAACGGTTAACACCTTTGTTAAAGGTCTCATCACTGAGGCTTCTGAGCTTACGTTCCCTGAGAATGCTTCAGTGGACGAACTTAACTGCGCCTTGGAACGTGATGGTACACGGCGTAGGCGTAAGGCTCTTACATTAGAAGACAATCATGTTCTTTCAGATGTTGTTGTACCTCAAGGTGCTTTAGTACAAACATTGGACTGGTACAATGTAGCTGGTCAACCTAACCTAGAATTCTTGGTAGTTCAAGTCAACAACATTCTGTACTTCTACGAGAAGTCTACAGACCCATTGTCAGCTAACAAGTACTCAGGTACAGTTAACTTGAATACTTACTCAGCGAGTAACAACCTTTCTCCTTCTGAAAACCGCATACAAGTCACAGCCCTTAACGGGGCTTTGATCGTTGCCTCACCAGCAATTAATACTTTCTATATTGAATTTAATACTTCAACTGAAGCATTCACCTCGACAGTAATTAACTTTAAAGAACGTGACTTTGAGTGGCAAGGTTCTGATACTGAAGTAACAAATGAATACTTTTCAGATAAAACTGGGGCATCCGCACAACGTATTTATGATACAAAAAACGTAGGTTGGGAAGGAACCAAAGGTGGCGCTGCCTTAACAACATACGGAGCACCTACTACTTATCCCCCTCTAACCCACGCTTGGTACGCAGGTAAAGATGCTAACGGCGCATTTAACAAAGCAGACTGGGAAGAAATTTACTCTGGTTCATCTCTTGCAGCTAACGGTCACTTTGTTTTAGATGTCTTTAATAAAGTACGTTCTGGTCTGGCTACTGAAGTAGAGACAGGCAGGTTTCGTACAGTAGCTGCATACGCAGGTCGTGTATTCTATTCGGGTATTGCTTCAGCTAAGAACGGTGGTAAGGTTTACTTCTCCAGACTCACTGAGAGGCTCGCTGACGTAGGTAACTGCTATCAGGTGTATGACCCTACCTCAGAGATCATTAGTGACCTACTGGACACTGACGGCGGTGTGGTAAGTATCCCCGATGCACATAACATTCGTAAGCTCCACGTTATCGGTGCCTCTCTATTGGTGTTTGCTGAGAATGGTGTGTGGGCTGTTGCTGGTGTTGACAACGTGTTCCGTGCTACTGAGTATGCTATCACTCGTATCAGTGACGTAGGTTTAGTAAACGAAAACTCCTTTACGGTAGCAGATGGGTTACCTGTTTGGTGGAGTAAGACAGGGCTACACGCAATTCAACAAGGTGAATCACTAAACGTACCTACTGCTCAAAACTTATCACTATCTACCATACAGACTTTTTGGGACAACATCTCAAACGAGAAGAAAGCTCAGGTCCATGTTGAGTTTGACAAAGTAAATAACAGAGTGTTCTGGTTTTATCCCGATAACGATGAAACAATAGACTACAAGTACAACAATATCCTTGTTATGGACTTAGCTTTACAGGCTTTCTATCCTTGGAGAGTTGAAGATCAAGATGGTGATACTTCCTACATCATAGGTACATCTTACTATGCTGGTCTTGGGG